AGACATATTAGATTAAGAAACAATTAGAACCATTGTAAAAATAAGTAAAACTTTGATGATTGATAGTCATAATAACTGAACTATCATTCTCTACACTTGTTCCAGCACCTGCCTGGACTGTTATATTGTATGTAGCAATTTTATTTCCCTCGTCTTTTACGATTAACTTCTTACCATAAGAAGGAATTTGTGGCAATACAATTGTTACTGGAACATTTGCATTTACACCAATATAATCATCAACATTCGATGCCTGATAGTAAGTGGTAATACCAGAGATATTTACAATTGTTGTGCCACCAACATCATTTGGATCAACAAACTCTGCTTGATTTGTTGTGGAATTCCATTGTAAAAATTTATTATTATAAGCACCAGAATTAGTTGCGATGCCTACAATATCATCCAAGTATCTTAATCTGGTTTCGCCACCTCCACCAACTGTTGATAGTTGTTGTTGAATACGAGAAAGAAAAAGTTTATAATGTTTCTGTAAATCGTCAAGTGTTGCGAACTTTTGGTCTAACGGAGTTAATGGGTCTTGTTGAACTTTAACATCACTTGGTTCAGCAAGAAGTCCTAATGACCTTTCAATCAGTTCATTTTTTGGTTCTTCCAGTTCTTCTTTATATTCTTCCAAAACCTCAAGAACTTCATCTAAAGATTCTTCAATTACATCTTCAATTACTTGTTCTTGTTGTGTTGGTGTTTCTGAATATAACCAATTCTCAAATGCTTTGATTGTCTTTTGTTCTTGTACTTTTTTCTTTTTTTCTGGAGTAATCTCTTCATTTAAAGCAGACAAAAAAAGTTCATCAAAAGAATCTCCAATCAAAGCTTCTTTCTTTTCTTTAATTACTTTTTTTCCAGTACTTACTGTTGAAAAGAAATCGGATAAGTCGTTGTAGTTTATTTCAAAGTCATCCACTTATCAATCCTCGTATTCTTGACCATCCTCAATTTCATCGAACATACTTGCAGCAACTTCTGGTCTTACTGCATTAATTTTTTCTGCTGATTTTGCAAAAAGAATTTCTTTAATCTTGTCACTGACTTCCGCAGGAGATTCGTCAGTTAAAATCAAATCCATTAAATCGTCCATAGTTATAATATTTTTAACTAAAGATATTTATAATTCTCCAGCAGACCCTAAATCAACACCTGCTTGTGTGTTAGTCAATCCTGGTTCTTGGGGCATAGTTCCAAGTGCATTTTGGTTTTGGTCTTGTGGACCACCCATACCCATTGGATTCATCATCATTGCTGGATTTGGAATAATTCCATCTTTAATTTCTTTCTTCATTTGTGCATTTATTTCTTTTATCTCAGAATCAGTTTGTTTGAGAATCTCTCTTCTTACATATTGTGCTGAAAAATAACGACCAAGATATGGGTCCATTGCAGCAACAACACCCAACTTATCATTCATCAATTCATTTTTCTTTAAATCAGAAAAATGATTATCATAAACATAATCAAACTGAATGTGGTCTGATAATACTTCCCAATCTTCTAGTGTTACAATATTTTTAAGAATTAATTGTGTTTTTAGTAAATCAATAAAAATTTGAGAAAATCTTTTTCTCAATCTACCAACAAAACGAGTAAATTTAAGTTCATCTCTTAGAATTTCTGATGAACGACCAAGATTAAATCCACCTTCTGCTGCAAGTCTTGTTGGTGGAACACCTAATGAATCATAGAGTTTCTTTTGGAAATATTCAATATCAGCAAGTTCTCCAAGATTTTGTCCACCAGGTAAGGTAGTAATTTCTGTTCCTCTACCACCTTCTCTTCTAGGCAACCAAAAATCCTCAAGCATTGCCATATATTTACGATCATCACGAATTTCACCAGTATTTGCATCGTAAACAAGTTTGTTTCTATAACGATTCATCACATCTCTAAGATATTGCTCTGCTTTAATCTTAGGTAGATTGCCGACATCAATGTAGAAAATTCTTCTTTCTGGAGCACGAGACAATCTATAAATTACAAGACTGTCTTCAATCATTCTTAACTGATTGAGTGCCTTAATTGCTTTATGAAGGAATGAAAGAACTGTTTGCTTATTTCTATCTACAAGACCAGAAGTAACATACACTATCGCATCTTTTGCAATTTTTACGTTATTTACATCCGATACTCGATATGTAGCATTTTGTGATGACCCAACATTTGGGTCGTACATATAAAATTCTTCTACCTCTTGATTACTAAAATCAACTTGATTTTTTCCATTTACAATATTTCTATATTGAGCACCAAAAGCATCTTTATTATCTTTTTTTAATTTTCTTACGTATTTAATTTTTAATGCATCAATATATCTTACTTCTTTAATTCCATCAGAAGGTTTGTTAAAATCAATTACTTTATGGTAATAAATTCTTCCATCAATATACCAATTTCTAAAAATCTCATGGCACTTCTTATCGAAGTCCATAATTTCCTTAATATATTTAAATTCTTCTCGAATAATCTCTTTTAATTTATCAGAAGCAGGAAGATTCGAAAGATCTATTTCTACTGGAGAATCATTTAAGTCTGATACAATTGCCTCATTTACGACATCCTCAATAGCACTATCACATTCTGGATGCAAAGACATCTCACGATATCTTCGGATTAAATCTGCTTCACTCTTATAAACACCTTCAATATCTACATATTGACCGTAGAAACCACTCGAAATATAAAAGTCTGATTTGTCTTCATCATTACGAGGAATGGGAGAAACAATCTTACTGGACTGCTTCTCCCTATTATCTTCAAATTTAAAACCAAACAATTTTGCCATAGTAACGTTGTTGTCCTTATTCTACTATTTAGATGCCCAATAATTCATCAAAATTCTTCTTCATTCCCCGAACCAAGAATAGATACATTGTTTGTATCAAGAGCATCCCACCATTGAACTTGAAGGTCTACTGTGAATTCTTCAATAGTATCTGCTTGATCGTATGAAAGATCAATCGCACTAATGGAAGTTGGGAATGTTCCATAAAATTCATATTGTTTGAGAACTTTTATCTGATTATTTGTTGTAAGATTACCATTAATTTCTGCTTTACCAAGTTGATAAACTTTCATATTTCTTTGATAGTTAGCAGGATCCAATTCACCAGAATTGTCTTCGTGCTTATTCATATAGTTCATCCACTTTTCAAAAGCATTTCTGATCTTGAAGTCGGTATCATTAATTACTGTAATTGTCCAAGGATCGAATGTTCTATCACCAGCAATCTTAAGATTTCTTCCTCTAAAAGGAATATCAATTACGTTAATTGTTGAAGCAGGTAATTGTGCTGATTTAATTAAAAATCTAGTTGTATCCTCAACATCATTTCCACCAAATCCCAAATTGAGATTATCAGGAAAAGTAATTTCACATTCAAAGAGGTTAGGTCTTGCTCCACCTCCAGAAATTCTATTCTTGAAGTCGTTTAGAGTTCTAGATCCAGGTGATACTGGACCACCAGTAAATTGATTTGCCATTAGTTTTTACCTCTTTGATTAAACAGTACCGATAATTTCTTCAAAACTAACTCCTGTGCGAGTAGCAACAAAAGTCAATCCAATAAAGTTGATTGATCTTGCGGGTTTGATGTAGATATCAGCTTTGAATTGATTTCCATCAATAACATCTGGAGTGTTGTTTGACTCATCGCAGACAACAACGAAATCAGTAATACCTCTTTTTGACTTCACATCACGGAGATAAGGATCAACGATATTAATAAAGTTTGCTCTAGTGATTGTATCATTAAACTCAAAGAGTTGTGCTCTTGCTGCTCTTTCAATCGTTGCTTCGAGTGTCAAGAACAAACGACGAACGTTAATTCTATCAAATGCTGAAGTATAAGAAAGGGCAGTCTTATCACCAAAGAGAATAATTCCAGCACCAGGAGAGAAAATAATTGGGTTAATTCTCTTAGGATAAAGAAGGTCTCTTTGACCTTGTGAAGGATTGTATGCAAGTTTAACTGCGTTATTGAGTGCTCCTCTGTTTGCACCAGCAGGTGAGAACCAAGGAAATTGATTGATTGATGTTCTAGCCATCAATCCAGCAACGTCAGCATTGCAGGCAATGTATCTAAACTGATTGTTAAATCTATCAAAAACGTACTTATAACCAGCATCAAATACTGCGTAAGAAGATGAAGTTAATGGGTCAAAGAACTTAATAATGTTATCGGTTTGAGTATCAGAGTTTGCTATATCAACAACACCTGCTTTGTGAGGTGAAATAGTAGCAACACAGTCCTTACGATTATCTGCAATTGAGATTAATTCATTTGCTTTTGCTTGCGAATCATAAATTGAAGCACCACCAGAAGGACCACCAATTATAAAGTTAATTTGGTATTCTGCTGGATTTGTGAAGTTTCTATATCCACTAATTACATCTGCTAAAGAAACTGAATAACCACCAACATTTCCAATTCCAGAATAATCTGTGCCACCAGTTAAATTGTAGGTAGTTGCACCAATTACATTAAATGTATTTCCTTGTGCGGTTAGACCCCAAGTAGTATTGGATGCTGATGAAACTCCCGATACTGTTGCAAATTTTGAAGGACCACCAACTGGAGCAAATCCAGGGAAAATATATTGTGAATTTGCAGCAATAATATCTTTATAGTAATTTGGTTCTGATGGTGAAATCTTCGCATCGGATGCTTTGGAAAGATTTGTATATTTTTCTACAATATTTCCAGCAGTTCCAGTTACTTCTCCAGTATCATCAACAACAACAACGTGAATTTCATCATTTGCTCCATTTCTTTGTGAAACATATTCTGAAGTTCTTGGTCTTGGTGCAATGTTTTTCCAATAGACAGTGGAATTTGATAATCCCAAAGTTTGTTGATTGTACCAATCTGAAGGAGTTTGAATTGTTTCACCATTATCAGCAATGTTGAGAACTAAAAATTCAACTGTTCCAGATCCATTTGCTGCTGTACTTAAACCGAGTGCAGTTTGTGAAACACCATTGATTGTAGTTCCAATTCCTACAGTATAAGTGGTTCCTTCAGCAAGAGAGGATCCAGTAATTGGAACAATAAATTGTCCTACTCCAATTCCACTTGGAAGATTTGTATTTGCATTTACGGGATTTATTACTGTTGACCCAGCAGAAACTACACCAAAAAATCTTGCAACTGACGATTCTTGAATTTTAACAAAATTGTTAGAATTATCTGTGATTTTGATATTTCCAGCACCAAATGCACTTATACTTCCTTCAGAGTAAGAGGTTGCAGTAAATACAGTAGAACCAGCACCAGATGATTTTGCAGTAACTTTTACATCAATTGAGTCGGAATTGACTTTAGTAATAATACCCTTAAGAACTCCTGTTTCTGTTGTTACTGTTCCAATACCAGCAACCGATTGAGAAAAAGCAGCAGTAACTGCATAACCAACATTCAATCCATAAGTTCCAATTGCAATTCTTTGATCTGCTGCTGCATCAATTACACAAACTTTTAAGTTATTGGACCAAGAACCTGGATTTCTTGAAGCCCAATACCAACTAGTATCAGTGGAATGACTGTTATTGTAATCTTCTGATGAATTAATTTTTAATGTAACTGATGTAGAAGAAACTCCAGCATTTGAATTATTTAAGTTTGTTGCATCACACCTTACAACTCTTAGAACACCACCGTAAGAAAGATATGAAGAAGCACCTAACCAATATTCGTATTGTGCGTCTGATGAAATTGGTTTTCCAAATGTATTGAGTAAATCATTCTCTGTTTCAATTAAAATAGGAACATTAACTGGACCTTTTTGAAAAGGACCAGCAATAGCTCCAACTTGATTATTTGCTGCGGTAATTCCACCAACAGTTAAGTCAACTTCTCTTGTCTTGACGCCTGGTGATACTAAATTTAACGCCATCTTTTTCCCCTCGTGAAGAAGTTCATTTTGTCTAAAAGTATTTATAAATTGATATTCTTCAAATGGGGAAACAATGCACGAACAATTACCAGTCTGGATATTGACAATCTATAGATTTTTGTGAATGTTTTTTTCTACTATTGATGATTCTATTTACAGTACACTCTTTGCATTCGTATGAATAAGCAGACGGAAATCCTTTTCTATTTTTTCTAGTTAAATAAAAATCATTTAATAAATCTTTTTTTATTTTGCAAGTTCTACATTTTCTTTCTTTAAATAACAAATTATCCAATTCAAGTTCTTCTTCAAAACTCATTATTGGTATTCCCACATATAAGATCTATCTCCATATTCATCCAAATGCCACCTGTCACCATCATTATCAACAAATGATGTCTCATCACTCAATCCATCAGACATAAATCCAAATGGAGCCATATCTTGTTCGATTTGGTCTTTTTGATCTTCATATATTCTTTTGCGGACATCGTTATCCGTCATCTCCTTGAAATAATCCTGAACGACCAACCAGGCAAAAATTACAAGACACATCGCAAGGTCATCATTGCATCCTTCTTCTGCTTCAAAGGATTGACTCTTTTGAATAAAAGTAGTTAATTCACTAATAATGTCATAATCTTTGATGACTAGTTTGTCATCTTCTATAATTGTTTTTAAATTAGAACATCCAACTTTTTTAACTGTTTTGGACATTTTAATTCCAAGTTGAGTTTTCTTTCCAGAAAATCCCTGTCCGACCATTTGACCTGCTCTTCCTCTCATCGAACACATCAAAATGTTATCGTATTCTAAATCAAAATGAAGTATACTTGATACTTGCTCTCCAATATCATTCACTTCAGCAAGAACAAATGCTTTATTATATGCTTTTGCAACTTCGTGAATAATATTTGGGAAAAGCATAGGCTTGATTTCGTTGTTTCGATATTTTGCGACTACCTTATATGGGAATTGACTAATATCAAACACAATAAATGCCGAGTAGTCATTACTCATTCCACGAGATACGTCAACAGTCATTAAATATGTGTGCTTTTCTATTGGATCTTCATAAACATCCATTCCTTTGCTTCTAGTGAGTGGATCATCATAAACCATCATTCTAAGTTTTGATGGAGTAATCAGAGTATCAACAGACCCCAAGAATTCACACTCAAACTCTTGTGTAAACTGTCTTTCGGATGTATTTGCAATTGTTTGTCGTTTCCACTCTGTATCTCTGCCAGGAACTGCAGACCAATGAACTTCCAATGGAACATAACCATTCTTTCCTCTTTCGGCATCATGCCAAAGTTTATAAAACATATTCATCCCATTGGGAGTTGAGATGATAATAACCTTTGTGCTTTGTCCTGAAGAAATAGTGGGATACACAGAAGAGAAAAACTGTTCTGCAATATGATTTGGAATGAACGCAAATTCGTCCAAGAAAATAATATTAAAAGAGTTTCCTCGAACAGCAGATGATGATGTAGATGCCGCTACGATTTTAGACCCATTTTCAAGTTCTAATGAACCTTTGTTCCAAGAACCAACACCTTGCTGTAACCATTTTGGTAAATTTTCATAAGACAATTGTAGTCTGCCTAAAAGTTCTCTTGCTGTTTCTGCTTTGTTTGCTAGAATTGCGATTCTTATATTATCATTAAACAGAGCATAATGAAGAAGATAAGACACAACAGTAGTTGATTTTCCTGTCTGTCTGGGAAGTTTTGCAATATTAAATCTATTTTGGTGAAAGTTTGTAATCAATTCTTCTTGGAAATCATACATATCAAACGGAACTAATCCGTGATCCAAAGAAACAATTTTTACATAATTTTTTGCAAAATGAATTGGGTCACTTTTGCATTTTAAGTATTCTTGGATTTGGTCTGTAGTAAATTCAATTTGAACGTTTTCCGCTTTTAAGTTCGGATTACCCTTATAATGTTTATCGATCATAAATTAATAGCCATATTTGCAACTGTTTCTTGTTGTTTAAAATAAAGTTTTACATAGCATTTTGCTATATTTTTTAGAAGTTCTATATTATCACAAGTATCAAGTTCCCTAGAAATTCTTTCGTATTCAAAAATCTTAGAAAGATTTTCCAGTTCAATATCGTCTGGATTCATTTTCATCTCCTGTAAACAATAATGGTTTTGTTGGGTCTTTTGTCGATGGATTAAACGATAATACAATCGCACCAGGATATATCTTTCTTACTTCATAAGTGACCTGATCTTTTGGTGGTCTAGCAAATTGTGGGAAAAACATTTGAACTGAAAGATATTTACCTCTCCAATTTAACAGAATACTATAAGTAGATCCACGAGACTGTATCCTTGTATATCCTTCATCTACATTATCTTTTTTTGTTTTATTTCCCCAATTTGCTGCACCAACTTTACGGCATTTGACTAATGCTCCAGATGCATAAGCACTAGGCCAAATTTTATATCTAGATTTTACTTTTTCTTTGCAAGCATCTTCATTTACAAATTCTTCAGTCTTAACATTTTTTGCTTGTCCTGATCTATTTGGATTTGGATCTTCTTTTCTTTTTCTTCTTGCTGCTGCATCTTCTTCCTCATCTGACATATTTGCAGCCATTTTTGATGAACCGCATTTTGGTTTTGTGGTTTGTCCTGGTTGTTTTGCACAAGGAGCACCTGCAAACTTACCTCCTATTTGACGCCATCCTGGTACTTTTTTTCCTGTTTTTGGATTTGTTCCACTTGATTTTGTAAACCAATCATGAAGAGATGAATCACCAGATTTTGTTTCTTCACTAACACCTTTCATTTTTTTTGGTTTAATTAAATCAACAATTTCCAAAAATGTATTTCCATTTGCGTCTTCAATCGTAACTGTTTCCTTTACGTCTTTGAACTTCTTATGTTCTTTTTTTGCACTTGCTTCCATTTTTTTGAGACGAGTATAATAATCTGGAATTTCTTCAAGATGCTGAAGTGCAATATCAGTTGCTAGTGTTTTGTTTTTTGTATGTTCGTGTTCGATGGGCACACCCATCTTAAGTTGATTTTCAATAAAAGATACATCTAAACGATGCTTTGCCGCAATTGCTTCAACTGTTTTATGTGATTTTACTTTAGGGCACTTTGCAGTTCCGTGAGTGGGGCATTCCATTCCCTTTGGACTTCCATTACAACTTGCTTCTAAAATAAATTCCTGAAAAGTTTTCATTAGAAATTTTTTAACTATTTAGAATCCATTAAACCTTGCTTCAATAATTTTTGAAGATCTGCGGTTGAACCAATAAAGACAGAGTTATTAACAGTGGAAGGACCTTTTATATCTTCTTCTTTAAGTTTCTTCATTTTGTGTTGCAAATCAATCAATTTATCTGTCACATCACCAACACTTTTAATTAATTGTCCTGCAACTTCATATGCTCTTGGACTATCACTTTGCTGTGCTAAATCCATAATATTATCAATTGCTTCTTGTCCTTTTTCAATTAATGAATATAGATTTCCTCTTGTGTACTCATAGTCCTTATCACTTTCTTCTCCAAAAGTTGGTCTTGATATTGCTTCTTTTGATTTTTTTACAATTTCCTTTGATATAGAAGTTGCTTCTATCTCTAATGCTTCATCTATATTTTCGAATTTACTTTTCATAATGATACGTCAATTCCCTTTGTTGTACTATAAATCTTACCATCACCAAAATCAAAACGAGATTCACTAAATCCAAAATCATCATCCATTTCAACTAATTCATTATCTTCAACTGTAATCGCATCAATTGAATCCCCTTCATTGTGAGATTCAATTGATGTACCATCTTGCCCTCTTAATACAGTAAGAATATTTTCAGAAATATTTTTAATATACATTTCTTCATTACCAATCATAATATAGGAACCCTCAACTAATGAGACAGCACTGGAAACATTAAATACAGTTACTTTATCATCAATGTTTTGGGAAAGTGTTGTTGTATTGTCATTATTATAATCCTTAATTGCTCTTGGAGTAGCAGTATATCTTAATTGTCTTGATGCATTCTTAGTATCTGTATTTGTATAATAATCAACTTGAACTTTTTTGATTAATCCATCTGTACTATCAGCAATTGGACCAAATAGATATGTTTTTGCCGTAAAGTTCAATGTGTATACTAAAGCTCTCCTTTCTGTATAATTCCCTTCATAATTATCTTCCATATTAATTCCTTCAAGAGTTATTGGAATATCTTTTTTCTCACCTATTGATGAAATCAAATTAATTGTTAATGTGAAATTTGGTTGAAATGCTGGAAGAATTTGTTCTACAATTTGTAGCATATCATCATTCAACTTAGTCATGATACTAAGTTGGAATCCAATATTATATGGAACAGGCATAAAAACTTTAACTTGTTCTGTTCTATCAGTAGTTTTTATTGCCTTAAATGTTTGCAAGGCAGAAATTTTTCTGCTACTATCATATTTTAAACTCGTCATCTCAAAAGACATTCGAGGAAGAGTCATTGCAACTCTTTTCCTTAAATCTGGTTTTTGTTCTACTCTTGCTAAAAACTTTTGAATTGGTCCATAAGCAATAGGAACTTTCATAAAACTATAATCAGTACCATCCTTTTCTTCGTGCTTGATATACACTTCATTAAAAAGTGTACCAAAAGCAATAATGGTTTTCCTGATTATTTCATTGTAACTATAAGTTCCTAACATAACAATAGAGTTTATTAATTATTTAGTAATCACCGAAAGGATTCTTTTGCGAAAAGTCAAGAATATCATCTGCTTCATCTTCAATTTCAATATTTTCTGCATAGGGGTCATACTCATCAAATGTATTAATTGAATACACTTTATGTGTTGCTGCTGCACCAACTATCAATTCGCCATTAGCAAAGTTTCCACCAACTATTGAAACTTTAAGCACCCTTGTATCTGCATCCCAATCTTTCACATATCCAGTGGTTCCAGTAGAAACTCCTCTAATCATTTCATTAAACTCAAAGTTACCAGTAGAAATTCCAATTGGACTTGCAAGTGTAATTGTTGGAGTAACAGTATAACCAGCACCAGCATTCGTATAACGAATTGCTGTTACGATTCCAGTGACTGTTAAGACTGCTTCTGCTGTTGCGTTTACTCCACCAGGAGGAGCAGTGGATATAGAAACAACAGGAGCAGAGGAATACTGACTTCCACCAGAAGTAATAGTTACAATTCCCAAAGTTCTAGAAGCAAGAACAGCAGTAGCAATTGCACCAGAACCAGATTGTCCCACAATTGTAACTGATGGTATTTGTGTATAACCAGCACCAGGATTAACTATAAGAATTCTATCAATCGAATCTCCTGTTCTTCCTGTTTTGCTAGTCATAATGGCAACAGCAGTTGCATCAATTCCATCTTCTGGTGCTTTCGAGATTTGAATTATTGGAGTAGATAAATAACCAGTTCCATCATTAATTAAATCAATATATTGAACTGATCTATTCAATGTAGAAGCAATCGAAACAGTCGCAGTTGCTCTGGATGCAGTATCCCCAACCATCGTGATAGTTTGAATATAACCAAAATCTTGAATCGATTTATCAACTTCATCTATGCTTGTATCGATAAGTTCATCTTCATATCTAAAGATTTCACATCTTAATTCATAAACATAAAGATTGTTTAGTTGATAAAATGGAACTTTTCCTTCCACATACTTGATCTCAAAAAGACCATTATCGATTGGAAGATAAATTAAATCTCCTTCTTGTGGTCTTGTTGCAACTTTAATATCTGGGTCATCTAATAAAAATGGAGATATAAAATCTTCATACCTTTCTTTTGAAATAATAAGAGTTAGTTCATCACTAGTTTTTACACCAAATTTTGATAAAATATCTCCTTGTCCTCCAAATCCATTAAAATTTGAAATATATGCTTCA